GGCAAACTGTTCTGGTCACGGCACCGTCGCAAGGTCGGGCGTGATCCGTCGGAACGGTTGCACGAAACGGTCGCGGACCGTGGGCTGGGCCTGCGTTCGAGGTCGTATCTGACGTACCAACCGAACGATCGATCCTCCCACACCACGAGGTAGCGCGGCACAGTCGGACAACGAGATCGGCGCGGTGCTTTCGGGGTGAACGCTTCCTGTACGACGCCGTTCAGGCACTCCCCACCCGGAGTGAACGGACGTCGCGAGCGCACACGATCGCCGGGCTGAAACGCCTCGGACTGCTGACGCTGAAACAGGTACTCGGCAATCATGGCAGCACCGCAATCACGAGCGTGAACAGCACAATCGTAGCCACGAGGACGAACGCGAGGGCAAGCAGGAAGATGGCTGCCGTCGTTTCACTCAGTCGGTTCACGGCTGGCCTCCTCTGTCTCGAGCTTCAGCGCCTGGTTCGCGAGGTCGCCGATCGTGCGACGAACGACTAGGACGCGGTGAGCTGCCCGGAGCGTTCCGACTCCAATGAGCTGGTGGTAGATCTGCTGTAGCTCTTTGGCCTCTCGGTGGAGGCGCTGGCTCAGTTTTTCGGGTGTCACGGTAGCACCTCCACGGTCACGAGGGCGAAGCCCTGTCGGTTGGGGTCGAGCGAGCACCGTGTCAGGTGCAACTCGTCGACCTGTTCGTCGTCCAGCCAGACGCCCGCTCTCGTCAGGGCATCCAGCACGCATTTCGTCCGGTTGTCTATGTCCCATTTTCGCCGGTTGGGTGGGTGGAGTCGGATCGAGACGCGCACCCGCTCCTCACAGACGACAGGCCAGGAAGGACACAGTTGGTCGTGGATGCTCTCCACGGCAGCCGTGTACCACTGATTACCCTTCGCGGTCAGGTAGGTGCGACGGTTGCCGCGCTTCCAGATGTGATTGGCCGTCGGTGGCCATGGGAGCCCAAGCTCGAGGCGTCGTGTCATCGTCGACCTCCTAAAACGCCAGCAGCGAGTTCAGCCTGGTGGTGCTGTCTCGCTGCTGCGCCTCCGCTCCGCCTGTTCACCGCTACAGCGCCGCCGCAAACTACACGAGTAGCGGCCTGCCGAACTGGGCGTGTGACACAGGAGAAGGGCCTCAGTGTACAGTTACTGGCTGTAAGTGTCCAGTGTGTCATCGTGGCCCCCTCGCTACGCTGGTGTAGCCACGGAACAGCCAGTAACGTCCGTCGATCCAGTGCGCTGGGACGTGCCGTTCACCGGCCTCCACACGGTTGTAGAACGACTCCGCGATCCCTAGACGTTCGGCCATCGTGCGGCCGTCGATCCCCTGTTCGCGTCGTATGCGTTTGAGCTCGTCGGGTGTGAGTTTCATCGTCGGCCTCCTCTCTTCGCGTTCGCGACTTTCCACAGTGTGCCCGGCTGTGGGTTGGGCTTGCGGGTGTGGCGAGTGAGCTGCCCGCTCTCGGTGCGGAACCAGTAGTCGAGCACCAGGCACCCACGGCGCTCGCAGTAGCGAACCTCTGTTTTCACGTGCGTCTGTGTCTCAGTCATCCTAGCACCTCCTTGAGCGTGGCGAGCAGTTTCAGATCTCGAGCTCGCCAGTACCACATGGTGCGGTTGCCGTCCCATCCGCTTCGTTTGCACTCGTCAGCCCTGAAGAGGTCGATCCCGAACAGCCCAACCGGGCACGTTGTGCCAGGTGGTAGGTAGCGCTGGTCACCGGGTGACGGTGTCGACTCTCGGTGAAGGAACAGTAGCCAGACAGGGACCCCTGTCACACGCTGGCAGTCACGGTAGTGCGTCCAGAGTCGATCGTCGATCCCAGTGTTCCAGCATTGGCCCTTGCGGTACCACGCGAACCTGGACTTCTGCTTCACCTCCACCCACCGCACGCCGTTTGTGGTCGCGCACAGCAGGTCGGGACACACGATCGCCCTTTCATGTTGGTAGGCCACTGGTGCCCCTCCCTGGTGGCTGTGAAGAGTGTAGTTCGGCGAGCCAATCGGGATCACGGCGTGGCCCTGGCGCAGGAGCCAGCGAGAGACGAGGGACTCGCCAGCGTGGCCGAACGCGAGAGAGTCCTGAAAATCACGCGCTGATGACATGTAGCACACTCCCCAGCGCCTTGTGCGCCTCTGTGAAATCGTGAACACGTTCGCCCATGTAGAGGATCGCCTGCCCTTGAAGCGGTGCTCCGCTGGGCTTGCCCTCTGGGTCCACGAACTTGATTCGGCCAGCAGGGAAGCAGATGGCGCTAGCTGCCCGGAGCATCCGACGAAACCACGCGGTCTCGGTGGCGTTATTGACTAACACGATCGCCTCCTTGATCTCGCCAGTCTCGTACTTGGACGCGACAGCTTCAGCGAACTGCGCGATCAGTGGCTGGGCGTACGGTGGATTAAGCCACACTCGTCCGTGCCAGTGCTGCTTAAGCCCGTCCTGCTCCGCTGTGAAGATCTGTTTTGCGCGGACCGTCTCGTTTGCGATCGGGCTACTAGCTGGGTCCAGATCGATCTCGCCCAGACATGCACGCGCAGCCTCTATGAACACGCTGGGCGTGTACCACTCGTTGTTCCCGCTGTTGTGGGCGACGTGGGCCTTGGGCTGAGCCTGCTCCTTCGCTCGTGTGACGGTGCGGGCCTCTCCCTGCTGAACGGCTCTCAGACACTGGCGCTGTTCGTCGTGCGAGAGATCCAAGATCTCGACAGCGTCACGGGCTCGGAGTGTGCCGTCGATGCAGGCCGACACGATCTCTGGCGCGGCTTCGCGCTTCAGCTTTTTAGCGCGGGCAATCCCGCGTGCGCTGGTGCCGATGGCCTCGGCAGCTTGGTCTTGGGCGTTGCCACCAGACCGTTCTTGCCCATGGGCAAGAACGGTGTCATTCTGACTTTGCCTTAGCCCGGCTAACTGCCTCTTCCTCGCCTCTACAGCGTAGTACTCCTCCACCTCAGCGCCGACGAAGCCCAGTTGAGTGGGGTTCAGGTGGCGCCGGTGCAGGTTCAGGCTAAGCACGTACGGGAGCAACTCCGCGTCGGTGCCGTCGAACGTGTAGAAGTCGGGCTTCACGCCAGCGGCTAGACACGCTCGATAGCGGTTGCGGCCGTCGATGATCGATCCGTCGGTGTGGAGGCAGATCGGGTCTCTGAGTCCGTGCTCTGCGATGTCGTTGGTTAGGCTCTCGAACTCCTCGCCGCTGAGCAGCGGGAAGAGGTTTGCCACGGGGTGGTACTGTCGCTCTGTCACTGTGTCTCTCCTCTAGCTAAAAATCTGTCGTGTTCGGTCGAATCGAATGTGGGCCTCGGCGGGTGCCTGGCCCTGCCTCTGTTTGTCGACGACGATCATCTCCTGACCGTCCTCCTCGTGGATAAACAGGATCGCGTCGGCGTCCTGCTCGAGCTGGCCCGTCTCTCGGAGATCTGCTTTCGTGGGCCTGGGGTTGGGGTTGGCCCGCGACACGCGCTTCTCGATCCCACGGTTCATCTGGCAGAGGAGGAGCACTGGTATGCTCAGCTCCTTGGCGAGTGCCTTCAATTGGCGCGAGCAGTCAGCCAGCTCGTTCTCGCGGCTGTGGTACTCGCCCACGCCACTAAGTAGTTGAAAATAGTCGACGATCAGTAGGTTAAGGGGTTTGGCCCGGTGCCACTGGCGCACCTGGGCCCGGATCTCTCCGATCGTCTGCTCGGCTCCGTCGTCCAGACACAGATCCCAGCCCTGCATCCGTTCAGTGGCTCGTGTAAGGCTGTCGTATCGGCTGACGTCGATCCCGCGTTCGCGGCGCATGTCGGCTGTCGAGACACCTGACATGCTCGAGAGCCACCGCATGGCGAGTTGGGTAGACGCCATCTCGAGCGAGACAAACCCGACACGCCCGCCCTCGCTCAGAAGGTGTCGTGCCCACTGCAACGCCAACGCGGTTTTTCCCTGGCCTGGCCGTGCTGCGAGCACCACGAGATCGGGCGGTAGTACCACGAGGATCTCGTCGAGTTGGCTGAGGCCAGACTTCACCAGCCCCGCTGCGCCGTACTGGTACTCTTTAATCGCATCCCAGGTGGCGCCAAGGATCGTGTGCATGGTCTGGGGCTCGGCGGGTGCTCGGTTGGCCTCCTCCTCTGCGGCCTGGGTAAGCAGGTCGAGAGCGTGGCTCGCGGTGAGTGCCGACGTGACGTCGTGGTGTACGCGAGCCGTAGCCAGCCACACCGAGCGACGCCGAAACGCGTCCTCCACTAGGCCGGCGTAGTAGGTAGGCCCGATCGCGGTGACGTGGTCAGACAGTTCCGTCACGTACGGCAGGCCGCCGAGATTATCGATCCACTGGGCAGCGACGGTGACCACCGTCCCCAGGTCGATCGAGCCATGCTCGCGGTGCGCGGCGCCCATCGCCCTCCAAACGTACTGGTGTCTAAAGTCGTAGAAGTGCTCGGGTGTGAGCCTGTCGCTGAGCTCGGGCCAGTGCTCGGGCTGTAGCAGTAGCCCTCCTAGCACGTGCCGCTCGGCCTCTACGGCGCTGGGCGGCTCTAGCTTCAGGTGCGAAATTTCGCGATCTGCTGTTCGAGTAGCCACTCGATCTCCTCCTCTGTGTGGGGTTGGTGTGTCGCTCTGTGTTGGGTTGGTGTGTCGCTGGCTGGCTCGGGTGCTCGCTCAGGAGCTCGAGCGTGGGGCTTCAGCTCGCCCTCGCGGGTGAGGAGCTGCGCGACGTAGCCCCAAGGAAATCGGGCGCGGTGGATTGCCTCCCAGATCTCCGGGCTAATCTCGCTGGGCTGTGTGCGTGCGAGAAACACCTGGAGTCTGTCACGGACTGCCGATTTTACGCGCTGCGGTGCGCTCCGCTGATGTGGTGCGAGCGCCTGAACCCAGCGGGCTGGCACCTCAACCGATCGGTGCTGGGTTTTCGGTGCGGGTGGCCTGGTGACTGCGGCTCGGTAGCAGTACGAACGCGGGCCAGCGCTGACGCGCTCGAGCAATCCGAGCTCCACTAGCCCCTTCAGGGCGCGCTGTAGCGAGCGAGCCGAGCCCGCGAAAATCGAGGTCAGCGCCTGGGTGGTGGTGTCAGCGTTCGGAGCTGACCACACATACAGGGCTATCGCAAACTGCTGATCGCTCAGTGTGCCTGCTGTGTAGAGTGCTGCTAGTCGTTTCATCGCTACCTCAATCTGGGTGTGCGCGACCGCCAGGGAGCAGTCGCACACCCTTAGATCTCTCTCCCCTTTAGGGGAGAGTCTTCTTTAGAACATCGCAAGTCTGGTGCCAGGATCGGGCCATCGTCGGATCTGTCGTTGCTGTGGGCATGTTCGGCCTCTCCTCGGCTCGTTTTTGGGCGAGTCAAACGACAGCCAAGCGACAGTCAAGCGACAGCCCATTTTATAAACCCCTGTTCTCACAGGGAAAAAGAGGCGAGTCAAGCGACAGTCAAGCGACAGTCAAACGACACGGCCCCAAAATGGGCGGCTCCCTGGGTGCGTGTATCCGTCAGATCACAGTGTGTCTGCACGCACCCAGGAGGCCAGAAAAACGACGATCGCAGCACAAAGCAGAAGACCGCGATCGTCACTGGGCAGGGTGATCGTAACCGTCCACTGGTAATGAAGTGTGACTGCCCAGATGGGGGGTGCCTGTCGCCCTGTGGTGTTGGCTGCTGTGTACCGAACATCTCGCAGCCCAGCTCCTGTAACCACTACCAGGAGGCTGCTGTCTGTATCTATACAGAGCGACAGACTGGGGCGCTGGGTGGAAGTTGTGCGGCTCCCTGTGCCGTGACTGCTGACTGTTGCGTACGTCACCCCAGCAGAAATGATCACTCCTGATCAGCCTGATCAGGCTGTGGCAAGAGATCGCCCGGCTCGACCTGTAATGCGCGGGCCAGGGCCAGTAGAACGCTGACTCGCGTGTCTGTGTGCTCCCGCTCGAGGCGGTTGAGGACTCGCAGTGAAACGCCTGACTCCTTGGCCAGCCATGTCTGCGTGATCCCTCGTGATTTTCGTATCTCTCGTACTCTCAGTTCCATCGTGTGACACCTCCTGACGTATGTGAGGATCATACTGTGGAGTGCCGACCGTGTCAACGTTTTTCGCCTCGCGTGGCGTTTTTTTGTTGACACTGCGCCTCTACTGGCGTACTCTCAGATCTCAACACAGTGATCACACACTGATCACGCAACACACAGGAGATTACATCTGCCCTCGACACACTCAACACTGGTGGCCACTGTTGGCCCCTACGATCTGCGCCACAGCGACGGCACCCAAGATTGGCCCGGCTTCTCGACCGGAGGGCTCGCCCGAGGCTACTGGTTCGGCACCGACATGCACCGCGAGCACATCGCCTACGACCTCGACGCAGCCCTCACCGAAATTCGCGCTCAGGCAGAGTTCATGGGCCTCACCGCTGAAATCTACTAAGCACCCAGACGGAGGCGGCTCAGTCAGCCGCCTCTGTCAACACACACAGGACACTAACCAATGACGACACCCACACTTAACCTCGACACTGTCTACACCGTCACTACCGATCGCTACGGCCACTCGTTCACGTTCACCGAGAGCGAGCTGCCCACCGTTGAGCGCCTGCTGGCATCCATGTTCCCCGGCACCGAGCTCCACGACGTGGGCGGCTCGATCGTCGACGAAGACGGGCTTGAGTTTGCTGAAGTGGCTAGCCCCGAGGATCTTGCCTACGAGGCCAACCGCCAACTCCAACGCGTCGACGCGCAGGCCACCGACGGCATCGGCCCCCGTGATGACATTTACGCTGCACCCGGCACCCACGACAGCACACTGATCCTCAGCGACGGCACCGCCACCATCGAGGGAAACGCCGCCGAGATTATCCAGGCTCTCGAAGCGCTCCCCATCACGGCTGGCTGGCAGGCTGCGTGGGCTGCGCTGTCCGAGTTCCCCACCACCTGTGACTGTGGCTGCTGCGGCATGTGCGACGACACCGACACCGAGCCCAGCGACACCGACGCCCACACCGATACAGTAGGAGCCTAAGCATGCCCACATACTACAGAAGCACTGACGCCACCATGCTGGTGGTTGTCAGCCCTAAGTGGGTTAGTGTGCTAGACCACACTAACCCCTACTACCACCCGCCCTTCCCTGGACCTTGGTGGGTCCAGGAAGAGGCCCACACTGTGG